TGGATGGGTGTAGAGTGGAATATCATCCCATTTTGCTGATTCAGCTTGATAGCTAAATTGATGTAATGGATTTTGCACAATGATTGGTTTCCCATATTCGCCTTGTCTAATCCACGCTATTGGTTTATTTGACATTTGATGTCCTTAAAGACAATGTGCTTCTTAGTCCTTGTGCGTAACCAAACATTTTGCCTCGTTCAAAAGCATCTAGTACTTGTTGTTCTGCCGCCTCAATTTGCGCTTGTTGCTGGCGTAGCATGGCGCAGGTTTTAATCATTAGATTTTCATCAACATTCCAAAGTCGGTCTTTGTTTTCCAATTTATCAGCTAGTTCATTTGCGTTCATTTTTCTTGTGCCTTTCTTAGTATTGCTCTAGCAAATCCTATTGGCTCTATACCGCCATATTTATTTCTATGGTCATCGCACATAAACAGTATTTCCTCATCTGTTAGTGTCTTTGCTGGATGGGTATAGAGTTCAGCTACAACTTCAGCGCCTCTTTCAGCATATACAGCCCTAAACGCCAAATCAATAATCTTTTCATCTTGTACTTCAACAAGGTTTTTTAACTTCTTGATTTCATTTTGTTGCTGGCGTATAAACGATGCGGCTTTTTCTAGTTCGTGTGCAAATTCTTTAGCGTTCATTTAACAGTCTCCATAACTTTGTCCATAACCAGCTTCACAACTTACTGGTAAACCTTTCGCCCAATCGGGTGTCCACTTCATACACTCCATCACGTATGCCATAGCTTCCTTAACATCATCTTTAGGCGTTATACAAGCCACCGCATCATGCACAGTTAAGACGGGCTTATAACGCTTAGCTATCCTTAACATCTGCTCACCAATAATACAACGAGCTAGTGCTTGGCATATGTTCTCTACCAACTTACCTCCATAAATTTTAACAGAACCACGACGTGCATCGTATACGTACTGCTCACCATCTTCGGTACGAATCTTCCTTAAATTAGGATAGCGTTGATATAACCCATTAGGTAGTAAGATTCCGTCTGTACCATGTACTTCTACACAGCCATTACCAAACGGGGTACTTTGATTCTTGACCATCGCCTCGATTGCGTGCTTTCCTTCTGTCCAGAGTAACGGGATTTGTGGATAAGTTTCACGATACACTTGAATGATATGGATAGCTTCCGATTCCGTAATTTCCGTGCCAAAGGTTTTGAGCTGTACCCCAAACTTCTTAGCCCCCATGCCATAGCCAGCTCCAAGAATTGTGGTTTTCCCGACAAACCTCTCGTTAGAACTAACTTCACTACTTTCTTTTGCATAGATGGCACTCGCCATGATCTTGTATACATCTTCGCCATTCTTAAACGCCTCCGTTAAGTCGTCCTGTCCCGACAACCAAGCCAGTACCCGTGCCTCAATCTGTGAGGAGTCGCTATCAATTAAATAGTAACCCTCAGGTGCTTTGATTGAAAACTTCAGTTTGTTAGCATTGTTCCCACGACTGGGTAAGTTTTGTAAGTTAATCTTGTCTGCACCACCCCAACGCCCTGTATGAGCCGCATAATACTGCAACGGTACAGGCATCAGTCCACGACTAGCAATACCTATGAATCGCTCGGTTCTTGTCTCCTCAAGGGTAGATTTGTTTCCAAGTCTAGCAGCAACTAACGCTTGTACTTGGAAATTCTCATGCTCAAGCAAAGCTTTAAATTCCTCGTCTGACTTAGCCATAGCTAGCGTTTCCTTGCCAGTCATTAAAGATATTTTGGTAGGCGGTTCAACCCCTAGGTCCCGTAGCATTTCAGCAAACTTATTATTACTCATCAAGTCATCACGAGTCTCAACCCCAGCTTCCTCAAGCAACAACTCCTTGCGGTACTTAACTTCAGCTAAATGCTGTCTTAGGAGATTTGTATCTAGCTCTAATGAAGGTTCCGTAAACATACGGATTGTTATGTCTATGAGCTTAAGTTCTTTAAACTCAAAGTGTGGTGCTAACTTCTTGAATAACTTTTGGGTCAACTCAACATCGTTCTTACAATACTCACCATACTGAGCAAGGTCTTGCGCCTCAAAATCTTCAAGCCTTTTTCCTCGAGCATCAACAACCTCAGTACCTTTAACACCTAGCTCGTAGAATAGTGATAGTTTGGCTAAAGAATTACCTACCTCTGTTCCATGAATAGCACGAGCCATACTTAGCGTGTCAAGAATCGCTTTAGGTTTAATGTTATAACGCCAGTTAAGAATTGCAGCATCGAATAAAGCATTATGGGCAAGAAGAGCAGAATTGCCCCAGTCAAAATTACCCAAAAAGCTAGTAACTCCAGCATCATCTCCGCTGTACCAAATGGTTTCTTCTTCATTTACTTTTACGCCCACACCAATGGTTTGAAACAATGGCGAACGGACATACTCCTCTGTGGTTATTTTAGATAGACTAAATTGTTGATCATAGTATGTTTCAAAATCAAGTGAGATTATGTTCATGCTTTTCTATTACTTCCCTCATTGAATTGTTTAGTATCTCTTGTGCCATTTTTAGCATGCCCGCTGATGTAATGATTTGTGTAGGCTGTTTGTATATTGGTTCTTCCGTTGCCCATACTACTTGCTTCCATGCACGATACCCTTCGACATAACTCTCGGGCTGGGCTACATCCCCATAGGTTTCTTTGACCCATTTAAAGTATTTGTCTCTTGCTCGTGAAGGCCATTTCTTTAGCGGATATTTTAGTATTTTTTGTCGTATTGTCTTCGGTTGTCTGCTCATCATTCCCCCATCAACTTTCTTTTTTCCTACCCCGTTTAACGGCTACGATACCTGATTCTTCTTTAGGTTTGCGTGCTTCAAGCATTGCGTCTGCCATCTTATAGGCATTTTTAGCAACACCTTCTACCATATCGTTATCAATACCCCGCATTACAATCCCAGCTAGGGTAAACATAGCAAAACAATCTCTTAGGTCTTGTTCATTCATTAGGACTCCGAGTGTATGTATGGGGTTATTGGGTTACCTTTTATAAAAGCACTCAAGGCATAAGCACACTTACGATAAGATTTTTGGTCAGCGTGTGTTATATGGTGTGGCGAACATCCATCATCATAAAACCATACTTGTTTAGTATGCTCTATCCATCCAAACGCTTTACGTAAATTTTTACCATCAGCATCCCTTGCAATTATAGGGTGATATGCCCTGTCAAATAAAGTTTCTGTACCGTCTTTACCAATATATACACCATATGGCAAAAGCTCCCTACGTAATTTGCTTTCTTCTTCGCTTAGTCTCATAACCCCTCCAACCCATCATGCCATGTCCAACCAAACGCAAGTTTATGGGTAAGCCTATGCCACCAGCTAGGTTTTTTATCGGAAGGCTGTTTGACCAACCCCCCTTGCATTGACCAATAGCCAATATATTTAGGTGGTGTCCAAACCCTATATTTTTGACCTGATACGCCGTAGATAATCTCGTCACTCATAGACCTAACCTACTTTCAAACACTGACTTTAACGCCGCATATACATCTTTGGCTTGGTAAAGGTTTAGGGTTTTAACAAACTCAATAGCATCAAACTCATTCTTGGCTACTGGTCTTTGTACTGGTGGTGAATAGTCCCTAGCAATCAATTTCTTAATGTCGACCTTCTTGGGCTTCTTAACTTTAGTATAGCCCTTGTTTTGCGTCTCATAAGTACGTGAAGATACGTTATAAATAAAAGTATTTTTCTTACCAATACCCGAGTAGTTAGTACGGGGTACAGATATACGAGCCAAGATTCCTCGGTCATATAAACTTTTAAGCGTAGTGGCTATACTTGAATCAGTCTCTTTACCAAATACATCTTTCACTTGGGCAATCGTAGAATCAGGGTTAACTTTAATCCAGTTATAGATTTGTTCGCCTAGTGGTGTTTTCTTTTCTGTTGTTTGCACTTCATTTACCCCCCATGATTGGATTGTTTTCATCATTTCAGTTCTCATATCAGGCATTTTTCTTCTCCTTTTTCTTGACAGGTTTTTCTTTAATTTCTTTATCCAATCTATGTGCTTCCATTAACACGTTACTTAGTTCACTTAGTCTTTCTTCATACACTTCGAGCATCTCGGTTACTGCCCACAAAGCGGCACTTTCAAGATCACTAGACTCTCGTTCAGCTAATATTTCTACTACACTTTTAATACTGCTTAACTTGTAACTAATTTCCTCAACGGCACAGCTTGCTTCCCAAAATCCCATCATTTTGACACCTCATCACAACGCTCAATCAAAGCGGCATAGCCACATACATCTACTAAGTTATCCCGATGGCTTGGGTCATTAGCAAAGCGTGCAACTTTAACCAACATCATCATAGCGGCAACATCTTTAGCCGTGATAGTAAAGTTTCCGTCATCTAGGTTATTCATGTACGCACTCCACATAATCGCTATAGTCTTCAGGTTCTTAGCGGGATGCCCATAAGTTTTTTCTCTATCGCCGTATATAATGGCTTGTGCTTCTTCTAGTACAGATACTTTGGTTTTCATACGTAGTTTTTCTTTCTTTGGTTTAACAGTAGTATCGTGCGCCAACTCCGCTAGGTCTCCCTTGCTTATGGTTACACCTACTGCCGCTGTTTCTTGGTGTGCGATTTCTTCTAGTACTTCTGCTACTTCTTTGCTTGCTTTATCTAGTTCTACTTTAGTCCAACTCATTTTAATTCTCCTGTTTTTATTAACAAATCAAATGTCACCCCAACATCAGGCAACCCTACTTCTAACAACAACTGCAACTGCTCAATACCCCCTTCATTTACTACAACTGCGACCCCTCCAGCATTCATAATCTGCATAAGGTTCTTATCTTGTAATGCCGTAGGCATACCCTTACCTGACTTAGCTTCGATACCTATGAATCTTCCTTTGATACAAGCGACAAAATCAGGCACGCCACTAGTGCCAAACCCACTAGTAACTGGTGTAAAATAGTACGCCTTATGTAATTCAAGTAGTTTCTTAATCGCATTTTTTACTTTCACTTCAGGTTTTGTTGCCATACATATCCTTTATTTCGGGTGTCTCCAATACGTAAAATATAGAGTCACTTATTTTCTTACCAAGTCCCTCAACTGTTACGCCTTGGTCTACAATCATAAGTACGGAAAGCGAATCTTGTATCCAAACAGGTAAGTCCTCCTGCTTAAAAGTTTCCCTCATTTTACTCTTACTACTTGGCAGTGTAAAGTCATTAAGCTCAACCATACCACTAGGTAAAACACTAACCCGCCATACATTCTGTAAGGGCATATTAAACTGCTCTTGAACCATTTGTAAAGCTACTGGTAGTGCTCGACGGTATTTAAAATCTGCGCTTCCGCTAAATAAAACCTTATCTACTTCTTGCCAACTAAACCTATCTGTTTCTTCTGCTGAATGGGCGTATAGCTTCCCATAAAGTGTTTTTGTTTCCCCCATTACTTCTCCTCAAAGTAGCACCCAGTAGATGCCTGTTTCCTGTTTCATCCCAACATCTTCAACAAACTCGCCTTTGTCTGTTACATCTAATACAAACAACTTCCCACGCAAGTCTTCGGGTAGGTCTGCGGTGCTGTTGACTTGGGTAACTACTTTGTCAATCTCGTACACTACACTGTTAGGTCTTACCCATATCATACACTTCTTTGGCTTGTAGTCATAATACTTTTCAATCTCTTCTTTGTTTTCGACAGCCCAGCTAATAGCCTCAGCCATCTTAGGTGTAGCAGGTATATACCCTATGTTGTGCATATGCAACAGCTCAGGAAAAGCGGTAGTAAAGTCAATACGCATCTTATTGTTTACCTTAGCGTGCATCTGACTACTTTTATTATGAATTTGTCTATCCATACCAAGTTCATGCTCAGCCTTTATTTCGTCAAAGCTAAAAGGTTTAAGGTATGTACTCGCTTGTTTGATGATGTTCTTCATATGCTTGGAATACTTAGACTCATGTTGGCTCTTGTTCCAACGCCCATACTTATCATTACTAATCAGTCGGCTACGCACCCAATACTTTTCTTCGGTATCATACCCAATCCCGCCAAGCTCTTTATCAGGGTCTCTGATATCGTGTACCTTAAGAGATGTCTTTACCTCAACCCTATTCGGTGGTACTTGCTCATCAAAAAAGCTAGTCCTGTTCCCACCCAATGTAAACGTCAGTAAAGGATTTTTCTTCTTGACTTCATTCATTAGATCAATAACTTCTTGTAATACATAGGAACCTAAAAACTCTTCGTACTTAATCATTATCATTACCTTTCTTACGTTCTAGTTTTAACGCTAGGTTAATTGAATATGCTATCTCCTCCCAAGTCGCTCTGTCTAAGACAACGGGGATTAGCTCTTGCCCTTTATTGATTAGCGTAAACTTATCAAACAAGTACTTACTCATAGCCAACTGTTGTTCTTTAGTATGAATCTTCTCGGGCTTTTGTTTCTTCTTGCTCATGTTTTTCCTCAGGTTTCTTTCATATTCTTTTTCTCCAAAAAGGTCTAATCTCTGCCTCCAATACAACTAAAGTAAAAAGTACCCACCAATACCACTCAGCTTCACCCTTCTCCAATACAAATCCTACTAAGATAGCCATCATGTTCATTTGATCTTACTCTCCTTAAGTTTCTTAATTCTGTCTGCTTTTCTTAAATCATGTGAGTGTAGCTTTTTACCAACGGACTTCGGTACTTCCCCCGCCTTCTCCGCAACCTTAGCAGCTTTCTTGCGGCTCACTACTTCTTTATCTGATAGCTCAAACATATGCTTAGCACCTTTAGCCTTCTTGCCTTCCTTCACGATTAACTCTTCGTGCGACCATGCTTTGCTTGGTGCTTCTACAATCTTGCCTGACTTCTCTTTAATTGCTGGTACTTTTACTGTTAGTTTTTTACTCATGTTAGTATTCCTTAACTTATACCCATGATTTATATGGGTCATTTGATAATTCCCCGAGTGGGACTTCTTCTATTTTAAAGGGTTTTGCTTGACGATAAGCATCTCTTTGGATTTTAGGAATTAAACCTTTCTCGTTAACTTCATTGGCTCTTGTCGACCAGTTATACCGATTTAATTTATAGGCATACCTAGCAACAGCATCTAACCAAGACTCAGGGATTTCATTAGGGTTTTTAAGGGTAACAAAGTCTTCCCAATGCGTATCCAAAATATCCCCCCATGAAGATTTAAATTCAACTAGGGGTAGCATTACTCTAGCGTACTCAGTAAAAGTTTTGAGCTTCTCACGAATAACTTTAGTTTGCTTGCGATCTAATAGATGACGAACTTCTCGGAATACTTGTTGTGGCTTCCAAAATGTTTCACCTTTGGTTTTATAGAAAATAACATCACCTTGTTTAAGTGTGTAGTATTTGTACCCTTCATTCTCTGTGGATACTTTTAAGTACTTATTACCTCCATGGCTATACATACTCATATTCTGTGGAAGATTGAAGTCATAAAAATATAAAACCGATGGGCTACAAAAACTATGTTTTGATGCGTGAATGATGATAGTGTCTATTTCCCCCTCACGTTTAAGCGTAATGCTGCGTAAGTTTCTTGCGTTATCTGCGTGTTCGGGTTTGTCGTAGTAACTCCATGATATACAGGATAAGTAATACTCATTATCGCTAACCTTAACTACTCGTTCCCATGCACGATTACGCTGACCAATAGGTCTAACATCTAACTCTTTACGTTTACCTTGTAATGGTTTGATACTCTCGTATCTTTTCTTTGCCATATCAAAGTCTGTTCGAACTCCGTTGCTACGCTGTACATCATAAGGGCTTCTGCCCCAACCATAAGTTCCCATGATTTACTACCTTTCGTTTGTATTTACTGCGTTTAAAATATCTGATACTGATTTAGATATAGGTGTTAATACTTTGGTAGAAGAAAAACCTTCTCGCCATTCCCCATCACCCCAATTTACATACACACCTCTCGGTGGTTCTTCATCAAAGTTTAACCATTTAGGGCAGTCTGAAATAACTCCTACCCTCCCATCGTTATGTAATACCCATTGTTGTTTCATATCATGCCTGCCAATCAA